GTTGCAGTGCATCCAGAATATAACATTGCATCTCCAGGATTTAAAACAATCGATTGTTCTTCCCCACTTGGAGTTTCAACCCAAATTGACCAAGGTTTATCACCACCAAGATGTAAAGTTAAGGATATTTCACAAGCATCCCTATCTCTATGTTTTGGAAGAATACTTCCATTTTTGTATAATCTTGCATATGAATAAGTAGGCAAGACAGTTTCTTCCAGAATTTTAGAAACTTCTGGAGTTTTTTCACATAATAATTCCAAAAAAGAAATATAATTATAACAAGAAGGTGAATTGGGAACTTGTTTGTCTGACCCAACACTATTCTGTTCACAATAATTTTTGAAATCTTCAGATAATTCTTTTACTTTATCAATTGGAATAAAATTTGGAATTACTAAGTAATTATTTTCAACAAAAAAAGAATTCATTTTTTAAACTCAACAAAATTAATCAAATTTCTTTCAATAATTCTTCAATATCGTAAAGAAAAACATCGTTATTATCAAAATCATTGTAGTATAAAGATTTTCTAGCTTCCTCTTCTTCCTTAATCATTTTTTCAAATTCTTCTGCAGCTATTCTCTGTTCTTCTTCCTTTTTGAGGATTTCTTGTTTTTTTTCTTCCCAAACTTCTATGGCTTTTTCAAAAATACCAAGTTCATTAATATGAATGTTATGATCAGTAGATTTTAGTTCAATATGGCCATAATTATCATACCATTGAACAGCGTGTACTGATGTAGAGATTCCAGTTTCATTTCCAACAAATTCAGGAATCCAAGATACATCTACATCGGAACAAACATACCCATCAATACAAATTACTTTATCTTCAGGAATTATTGTTATTCTCATTAGTTTCTTCTCCTTGGGTCAATTGAGGGTTAGTCGTTAATGGAGTTACATTAACAGGTAAAATATTTTGATTTTGCAGTCCTTCCATATATAGTTGAATATTTTTTTCATTTGATGAGTGAACTTCGTTTCTAAATGCATCTATTGTGGCATTAGTTTGTCGTTGTTGTTGAGAATTTTCAATAGTCAACATAGGTAACCAACCGACAGCACAATTCCAATGATCAACATCTTCACCAGTATTGGGATTCATTCCCCTAACGTGCATATACCAAGCACACTTATGCTCAATGCATTTTTTTCGGATTAAAGGGCAGAAATCTCCTGGTTCTATTTTTTTCATAATATTCCTTAGATAATAAAATCAATTATACTACAGATTAAACATATTTGCAAAGAATAACATCGATATAAGCTATATCAAAATCAAAATTATAATCATAAGTTGCAAAAACACTACTAAATTGATGTGTATGTGAGTTTGTATTAGTCAATCCAGAACTTGCACTACCATCCCCACTAGTATATGCATTATTTATAGTTACATTCCACCCAAATCCACCACCAACATCACCTCCACCAGAAATCATTCTATGACCTGTAGGTATTGAGTGAACGTGAGAAGCAATTTGATTGCTAGTTAAAGTTGTTGGATTTACCGTACCACTGAAATTTATGTTGCCACTTAATTGTCTTGAAGTAAAAACAGTTTGAAAATCTACTGAACCTCCTGCAGTTCCACCAGTAGTTCCATTTACAACTCGTAAAGTTTTATTGTTTTGTGTATTTACTGATTGCCAACCACTTGGTGCGGAAGGTTGATAAAAAACGGAAGTAGCATTTTGAGCAATTATGCTATACCTACTACTCATACTCGTATTATCAGAAAAAATTATAGAAGTAGTATTAAGTCTTATGCCCATAATATTTGCAAACGTCTTTTGAATATTTATTTAAGTATTTTTAGTAAATTTGCAAATAATTACGTCAATATATTGAATGTTAAGATTGAAACTGTAACTATAAGGAGCAACTCCACTGAAGGGATGAAAGTGAGGACTATTTCCGCCGGCGGACCCAGTATCTACTGTGGGTCTTTGGAATCCGCCTCCTGATCCAACATCGCCGCCGCCGCCACTAATAGTAATAGCAGCACCGCCACCACTAAGTCCATGAAAGTGAGGTCCCATCATAGGAGTAGTCACCAAAGTTGGTTCAGCGGTTCCGGAAACACTAGAACTAGAAGTCACATTATAATTTTTAAATACACTAGGAAATGAAGATGATCCTCCAGAAGTACCCCCACCACTAGAAACTACTTTAAGAGCTTTTTGGTTATGATCAAGTACTTTTGTCCACCCAAGAGGTTGGGTTTGTTGATAAAAAACAGCAACAGAATCTAATGGTACTATGTTGTAGATGGAAGTCATAGTTGTTCCATCACTAAAACTAAGAGTATTTGAAGTTATTCTTGCGGTCATTATATTTACAATTTACAACTATTTTAAGATATTTATCCGTCAAAGGTACAAAATTTTACATCAATATATTGAACCCTAAAGTCAAAAGGTACAGGAAAAGTATTTGGTACAGTAACAGGATGAAAATGATTAGCAGAAGATCCTGTTGATCCAGATTGTGTACCAGTATTTCTAGCATAACCCGCGGCTCTCGTCATATTTCCACTAGTATACACTCCATCTGGATTTGTAGCAGGAGCGGGAGTTACATTATTACTAATAAAACCATGTGTATGTGTTGGCAAATCTGAAGCTTGTAATTGATATGATTGAGTAGATAAACTAGAAACTGTAAGATTAAAATTTTTATTATAACTTCCAAAAAAAGAACTAAATGGGATAGAACCATTTGGAGTTCCTCCCGTCTGACCTCCAGGATCGACAACTCTTAAAATTTTGTTATTTTCCGATGTATACGGAGACCAACCCAACGGAGTTGATGATTGGAAAAAACACCAGACAGTATAATGATTGTTTCCAGGATCATGTTGAGGAAAAATATTTCTTTTAGAATCTAAAGTGTCAGTGGCCGACCAATATATTCCATCTGCACTTAAACGACAAGCCATATTTTTTTATGTCTAACATCAAGTATGAATATTTATAGTTACTCTTGATCTTTCTTTTTGGGTTTATTGCACTCGTTGCAGTAATATGAGAACCCATATTTAAAGAAAGATACCTTTTGAAAGTTATCTAAATTCAAAAGTTTCTCTTCTTTGCACCGACTACAAACTCTAACTTTCGGGATATTCCCAATCGTCTTTTTCTCTCTTACGAAGAGATTTGAGTTCTTTATAAAGTGTCTTAATTTGTTGGTAAGCATCTTCAGGGGTAATTTTATCGGCAATTTCAAGACCTGCAATCAAAGCAACCTTGTCTCCAAATCTAGCAAGTGCTCTTTCAAACTCTGTTAAATCTTCATACATTTTTGATACTCATCTTTTCTGCAAGTATATCTATACGAGCATCAAGTGAGTTTTCAAGTCTGTAGAGTTCATTTGTGGTAGAAATGTTTTCTTCTTCTAACACTTTAATTCTATCTTCTAATTTAATAATCTTTTCAAGAAGAGATCCACTAGAGAATTTTTCGTCCATACATACAATTCTGTTTTTATGTTTTGGTGAGTGAACATCAAAAAGTCTTGAGATCCAATCACCAATTTTATCAAAGTTTCTCATCACAAAACTCCAACTTCTTTCAAATAACGACGATATCCCAGAAATCTTCTGAGTGAAGGTTGTCCTGGGATTGGACCCAAACTCTCACAGATTTCACAATAACACAACCAATCATACCACGGAGTTGTTGGATCCAGTGTCGGGTGTTGGTTTGTCTGTGTGTAGTTCTTTAAGGAGTTTAAGAAGTTCTGGAGTTTCGTTCCATTCCCAAATTGTTCCATCTTTTTGTGTATAAGTGCGAGTTGTCATAGTTTAATTCCTGTTTCTTTATTGTCAATTTGAATGTAAATGTCCTGACTATCATTCCAATGACGAATGACGCCAGCACAAATGAATACATTAGTAATTAGGTAAGTTGCAAAAATGATTGTTCTGACAATAGCAATTCTATCAGCAATATGATCACTTTTATGTGCCTTCTCACCCAGAGCTTTTGCCCACAACCTCCACATCACAATTTACCTCCAACTACTCCTTCATAAGTTTCGGATTCAGTGAAACCTTCCTGCCGTCCTTTAAGATAAAAACGGGTTGCTGATATACACTGTTCTTCAGAGAGAGATGTGACAAGTCCTTTTCCGTCTTTGTCATAAGATTGGTAAGTTCCCCAGCGTTTTTTCTCAACATAAAATGCATCATCAATCAAATTGTGTTCTGTCATCAGGGTTTTTTGCTTACAGTGATATCTTTTTTCTTGAGATTATAACGTTTAATGTGGTAATTTAGATGATCTTCAGTTTGAAACCAACAAATTCGTGTATCTTTTTTGTCTTTTCCATCCTTATGTTCTAACCTATATGGAAATCCACTATGAGGGAATTTTTCTTTTTCAATTGGTTTAATCATTGTCTTGTAATCCTCTCATAATCTTGTAGTATACCACATTTGAAGTGCAATCGCAAACGTGGACAATCATTGTATTCTCCCCTCCATCCTTCAGGATACACTTCAACATACTTTGTGATATAGAATGGTTGATATCTACCGTGTACACCAGTAGGAATCCATTCAAAGTTCATCCACTTTGCTTTAGGATCATACTTTGGATGACCTTCTTCATAGATTTCCATTGTGTGGCAACCAATATAACTTGGATACCACAATTTACCTGATGGATCTAACCAGTAATCAGTCATTGTGCCACCAATACCATCTTCAATGTCTTTGGTTTGACAGATTACATTGGTAAATTGTTCGCCCAGATCGTAGGATGAACGAAAGTAATCAAACATTCCCAAGGTTCATTCCTCCTCAGTCACAACATTTTCCTTCTCACGTTGTTCCGCAATCTCCAACATCTCTTCGTGTGTAAGATCATCATCTTCTTTCAAATCTTTCATAAAATCTCTAACTCTATCAAAAACTTCATCCATTGGATAGACTTTTTCTTTACCCGTTTCAATGTCATCTACCATCTGCATTAGATACTCAAGAAACTCTTTAGAATAAGTTTCATCAAGATTGATACTGCACCAGAACCAATCATAACATTCTTGAAATGGATCATCATCTTTCAGAAGAACATACTTCTGATAATCACCAGTTACAAGATCTCTCCACATCACAAAGTTATCATTAAATGATTGAAACCAAGTAGGAATGAGATGTGTGAAGATATACTCAAACCAAGTCAGTTTAGTTTTCTTTTTGTTTGTTCCCAAGAGTGCTTTAGAATAAGTCACAGTTTCTCCACATAAACATCACTGATGCAAATATTCTTACATTTATAATAAGTTGTAAGTTGTTCGGCAGTCATTTCACTTTCAACTAAAATTTGAATGCTTACAGTCGCATCATCTACAAGACTTGAAAGAACCACAGCAAATTTATTATTCATCAGTGATAACACATACTCTCTAAGTATCCTATGATTTTACTCATAGATTGCTCATCTGTCAATCGTGCAGCAGGACAGAAACCAAGATAGTTGTTATGAGTATTCAACCACCATCTCATTTGTTCGTCTCCCCTCTCTTCGTCATCAGGTAGTCCAAGCATATCATAAAGAACCACATACAATCGTAGTAGTTGCACTGGGTCAATCTCACCCAAAGGAATGTGTAGAATTTGTGCTGCTTTTTGTGCTTTTTCTTTGAGAAACTCTTGATCAGTCATCATATAAAATCCAATAAAAATTACTTACCTTTAATAATTCTCTTTGCTGCCTTTCTTGCTT